TGATGCCGCCAAGCATCGCCATCTCGTCGCTGGAGAAGATCAGGTCGGAGTACTTGATGATGTCGTCTACGCTCTTAATCAACTCAGGGTGATGCCAGACATACAGCGCCATGAAAAAGTTGATTACGACCAACTCCAGCACGAAGATGTACGTCACGGTCGGGCGCACAGTGCCGACGTAACTGGCAACCCACTGAGACGCTTTTTCCAGCACCTTCTCGTCGTGCTTGAGCGCCGCTTCGGTCATCTGCGCCTCGGTCTGCATCATCACCTGATCGGTGCGGATTTCCTCAATTTTTTGCTGTGCAGCAAAGCCCTGTGCGGCCAGTTGCAGTTCTTTCTCCGTCTGTATCTTGGCCAGAGCAAGTTCGTGCTTCTGATCGGCTTTGTTCTGGAAGTACTCCAGCAGCTTGGGCAAGCCGCTGATCAGCAGCCCGCCGAGAGTAGAAATTAGAGATAGCATGGGTTACTCCTTGGGTTACTGTAGCATCCCGCGCCGACGCATTTCCGCCTCAAGTTGCGCGGCGTCATCAGGCGCTTGCTCTGGCGCTTGTTCTGGTAGTTCAGGAGCGCCAACATCTAATGCCGGTCCTCCACGGGCAGCAATCACTCCTGTGTTCTGACCAAGAGTTTTAATGATTTCAAGTGATTTTTCTGCCGTTGTCTTTTTCTTAGCCAAATCTAACAGCAATGCTCTATTATCTGGCTCAAAAATCATTTTTGATAGAGCAGAAGGGCTAGATAGCGTAGAGTTAATCAATGATGCAAACTCACTAGCAATTAAACCTGCTGCCGATGTTCCTCCAGCTACTCGTGTGGCCGCATATGCCGTAGATGTTCTTCCGCCTACACCACTAGCACTTTCTTTGGACAATACTTGCTGCATAAATTTGACAGCCAATTGTGCGTCTTGCAAATCTTTTGGATTTGGAAATAGCGTTGCAAGATCTCCTTTGGATTGCAAAGCGCGAGACAGTTTTTGAATGTCAGGGCCTTGGCCTTTGGAAAGAATTTCATCCATCCTAGACCGACGTATGGTGTCTAGCACTGCTGCGACATCCGCATTTGGGCTAGATTGCATCACCTCAATAAGCAACGCCTGTTGTGATGCAGGTTTCCGCTTAAGTTTTGCTATAACATCTTCTGGTACTAACGCAGATACGTCAGGAACATCAAATTCTTTGGTAAGAGGGCGATTTGAAAATTCTTCGATTCGCTTGATGTTGTCCCGAAAATTGTTGCGAGCCTGGACAAGTTGATCAGCTCCTGGTACACCAGCATCAATGGCGTCATCTAGCGACTGACGGAAACCTTGCAGGATATTCAATGCAATACCCTTGGCTTTACCTGGAGCCACGCCTTCAAAAATGTTTCCTTTGCCAAAATCTGCTTTCCCAGAATAAGCAGCATCACCCCACACAGCCAAGTTGTCTTGCAAACGCTTGATGTCAATTTTGCGAGATGAGGCTGGAACTTCTGGCGTCACAGTAACAGCAGCAGGTTCTCCTGTTGGGCCAAGAACAGTAGATGGAGTTGTTTTTGCAGGCTGAGCTGGAATTGCATACTCATCAATAATCTTATCCAGCGACTGCTTAAGAGTTGCAAAACCAGGCTCTTCTGGTGAGATGGCTGACAGACTGCGCTTAGCTGAATCCAAGACCGGAGCTGTGTCAATCAGGCCTCCAGCTCGTTTAGCTGCGCCAAAATCACGCGCAGCATCAGATCGGAGCTTGCCTGACAAGGCCTTCCCAAAATTGTTGAAGGCATTAAAGACAGACTCTGTTGTGGCTTGTGCGCGAGCCATATCAACTGGCGCTCCTGCTGACCTCTCAAAGAGATTAGTCAAGAATCCCTCAACATCAAGGGCTTGACCTCTACGAAAAGCAATCGGCGCTTGTCCACTAGATGGAGATGCCTCTACTCGTGCTTCAGTAGCGAGTTGAGGCCTATTTTGAGATAGTTCTCCAGGAGTCATCCTGCCAACACGCAACAATTCTTGTGTTTCAGAAGTTGTTGGGAATGGCCCTTGAGGTGCGTTAACAGCTCGTTGTGTTGCTTGATAACTAGCTTTAGCAGCAAACGGAACGCTTTGTATAGCAAATTGGGCCGCCATACTATCGGGGGCGATGGATTGAGCCAGCATTCCCGTCGCGCCGGCGGCACCAAACTCTGCTGCAACCCCAGGTATAGTCCTTGAAAACAGTCCGGGAACGCCTAGTGCGGTAAACGCCGCAGCCGGACCGCCAGCCGCGCCAAATTCATAGGCGCCGGAGTAGCCTTGTATCTTATTGATATCTACGCCGGTCAGGTCTTTAATTCCCTGCATGATGCCAGCCGATGAGAACGCACTTGGACTTTTGCTTTTACTGAGGTAGTCGTATAGGTTGCCCCAGCCCCCAAGTAGCCCTACGACTCCTCGCGCTGAACCTTTAAGCAGCGACTCCCCAAAGATTTGCAGTTGTTGAGGCGTTGTCTTAGGTTCAGACAGTACGCTTTCTTCAGACACCAGCATACCGCGCCGGCGCATCTCATCTTCAAACTCCTGAACAGTAGCCATTATTTTTTCCTCGCTGCTTCATAACGCCTACGCAACTCTTCGTCAGACAAGCCTTGCAGGCCGCCGCCGCTCGGCAACGGGACCGATGGAACAAACCCGTTAAGCGTGCGCTTATTTTCAGCGTAGTCAATGAGCCTTGTAGTCTCACCAACAATAGCGCGATTTTTGGAGACCATAAAGTCGATGAGCTGCCTGCGGGCGGTGGGGCTATTTTCCAACTGCGGCACCAGACCTTGGATGAACTTACGGTCCTCGTTAGAGAAACCTGCGCCGAGCTTGCCGCCGAGCGTAGCCAAAATCGCGTCCCCCGCAACTTTTTGGTAGTTCTCCGAACGCGCCAACGTGGCGGAATCCGCAGGCGAAATAAGACCTAACGTGTTGAGCAGATTTGTGGCGCCCACGCGACCGGTAGCAAACGAACCGCTGATAAGTCCTTGGTCATTGAGTTTAGACAGTTGATCGAACGTGTTGAGCGCGGATATAGCGTTATCACGCAGGCTAACCGCGTCTTTGTAACGCGTTCCTTGCGCGGCGCCCAACTGCTTAGCAAATTCAGTTTCTTGAGTGACCGTAAACTTAGCTGCGCCTTTTTCGGCTTTTCTACCTTGTCTTTCTTCAAATTCTGCGTTGACAACGGCCGCCTGTGCTTGCGTAAGTTCTGCGAACGGCTTAAAGAACTTTTCCTTCGAAATAGCTTCTCGGTCAGTGCCAAAACGCTCCGAAGTTGGGGTAGAAAGTTTAACAATCTTGTCCAAACGAGTCTTGATGCGAGGATCGGTATCAGAAGCGCCATCAGCGCGGAATTGGTCAATCTCGCGCTCAAGTTTAGCAATTTCAGTTGGTTTAAGTTGCTCGCGCAAGTCTTTGATTCGATCACCGAGTATTTCAGCTTCAGCTTTGGCGTCGGAAATTTCCGTAAGCGCCAAAAACTGTTTGCGCCGATTTTCTAACTCGGCGATTTGTTGACTGATCGAAGCCCGCGTTGAAGCAGCAGCGGCAGGGGCAGTGGCACGGGCAGCAGGAACAACAGCGGCAGGCGCAGCGGCAGGAACAACGGCGGCAGCGGGAGCGGCGGCAGCAGCGGTAGGGGCAAATTGAAAGCCCAAAGTTTGCTTGGCTTGTGCAAGCTGTGCTTTTTCACTCGCAGCGTCAAATTCTTTATCAACTGCCGCTCTCTGACTATCCGAAAGAGTGTAATAAATCGGGTTATTAAATTTTCGTTGCGAGATAGCATCTTTGCTTTCTTCACCAGTAAGTCTTCGTAAGTCGGGTCTCTTTGCAAGAAACGTCCTCGCGGCCTGCTCCTCAAGCATTTCCGCTTGTCTAAGACGGAGATCTGCTCTTGCGCTTTGTGGGTCCGTTGTGTCAGCACGCAAACGCGCCGCGTCCTCAAGTTTTATTTGAATTAAGTTTTGAATATCGTCGGGCAAACCTGCCAAACTTTGCTTATTGATTGAATATAAAGGCTGTGCTCCTGGCACAGCAGCAGCCGGTACAGCAGCTTCTGGCATAGCAGCCGGTGCAGCAACCCCCGCCGGTGCGGCACCCGGTGCAGCAGCCTCCGCCGGCTTTGCGCCAGTCAATAGAGCAAAAGCCCTTTGTTGACGATCGATCTTATCGATTTCCGCTTGACTTTTTGCAGCTTGCGCCCGAGACGCGCCTGCCGCCGCCAGACTTTGAGTCGTCTGCGCCTGCTTGTATTCCAGATCGCGGGCGACGTTAGCCAACTGTAACGCCCCGACCGTGTCCCCCACACGCGCTAACAAGCGTTGGCCTTCCATGATCGACGCGGGGTTGTTGTAATCAATCTGCCGTGCGATAGCGTTCCTCTGGCTGATCAACTGCAACTGCGGCTCTTGAGCACCCAAGGCACCGCCCAGAGCGCCAGCAAGGCCATAAGCACCACGACTGATGGCGTAGTTGGCTTGTTGAAAAGGCGTCAACTGCGCGTATTGCAGCGCCCGCTCATCAGCCTGCGCCATTTGACGCTGCTGGTACATTTCCGGCGTGACGCCGAATAGAGATGCGACGATGTCTGTAGCCATGATCAGCCCTTACTAAATACCAAAAGGCATGTTTTGAAGTTGGTTCAACGAATAGCCACCGTAAATAGGAGCACTGTAGTCTAGTGCTGGCCCTGTGCCAGAGAACAAATTGGCCGTACCTCGCATAAGAGCGGGGTTCTGCGATGCGCCCACTAGAAAAGAGGCGAACGGGTTGTACGCATTGGCCGCAGCCATAGCGCGAGCCGACTCAAGTCCACCAGTAAGTAGCGCGTTTGACGCACTTGGACTCATGCCCTTAGCGCCAACATTGATTCCAAGTTCCAATGGTTGCTGACCGAGCGCCTCAAGCCCCTTCGCGCCACCAAGATAAGCCTCGTAAGGCGCCAAAGCGCCCACCTGGCCTGAATAGCCACGGCCAATTAGACCCGCCCCAACGTCAAACAGACCAGCGCCAAATTTAGTCTGCTCCATGCCAGCTTGTTGAGCGCGGGCAGCCAACTCAGCGTCTTGTTGAGCAATAGCGTTGTAGTACGCCTCCATCTCAGGCGACGCCGCCCCAAGGCCAGCCGCACCGCTAGGACGCGCACCAGTGGCACCAACAGCAAGACCACCACGACCTGTTTGAAAAAGACGATTTTGCAGTCCGGCAAACTGGCGCTCACGGCTGGGGGCAAGCAAGTCCTGTTGCCGAGCCATGTACTGCTGCGCGGCCTGCTCGGGCGATTGAGCAAGATACTGCTGGCCCAAACCAAACAAATTTTGCCCAGCACCAAACAAGGGCTGGAACATCTCTTGACCAGCTTCGGCTTGCGTCAGCCCCATGCCCGTCAGGCCCATCAGACGATCCTGATAAGCCTTTAACTCTGGGGACAATTCATATCCTGCGCCTGTAACGCGGCCTTCAGGACTGGTAGTGAACTGCGACGACCCAAAGCGCGTTGTAACGCCTACTGGCCGAAACCGCGCCTCTTCAGCAGCAATACGCGCCGCCTCAATCGTAGCGCGGGATTGTGCTTCAGCAGCGCGGCGAGCAGAACTGCCACCCATCAGGCCACCAAGCAACGACGCGCCGCCCCCAATAAGTGCTGCGGTTATAGGCATATCAAACCCCCATCAAAACATTATCCACTTTCGACGGGTCTTTCTCGTCGGTAGCGTGGATACAAAACCAAACACAATCGTCTATGGCCTTGACGCCGTGCGTCAGGCCAGCCTTAATCTCTATGCACGCCGGGGCGCTGATGATCTCGATCTCTTCGCCCATCAGCACCGCCACCTTACCCTTGGCCAAGATCGACAGGTGGCTGAAGTCGTGCGTGTGCTTCAGGATGGCTACGCCAGCAGGGACTCGCATCTCCTTGGCGTACAGACCGTCGCTGAAGTGGTGTGTGATCATGCCGTCCTTTTCCACATATACACGGTGATGTACGGCTGGTAATTGGCGTTGGTGCCAGAGGAGCCGGTTGAGGCAACGGTCGTCGAGGCGCTAATAGACGCAGTGCCGGACCCAGTAGTTCCTGTGTAGGAGCCATCGTTACCAATATTGTTGGTACCGCCAGTGAGCGCGCCAGAACCATCAGCGCCGGTGTTTTGCGCGATGACCGTAAAGCTATGGGTATGGCCGGAATCCGTGGCCGTAGTCGTCGCCGTGTGCGTATGGCTAACCGTGATGGCGTCAGCAGAACCACCCGTTTCTTCCGCAGTATCAAACAGTGCATTGCCAGAATCAAAGCCAACAGGTACGCGCCCAGCGCCAAACGCCGTCCAAGTACCAAAGCCAAGCAGTGTGCCGGGGTTGGTTGAGTTTGTAGCGTTGATGTAGATGGAGCCTACGGGGTGAAGCGCGGCCATTGCTGCCTGCACAAACGCCGTGGTGGCCAATGCGGTTGTGTTGTTGCCGAACGATTGAGTGACACCCGTAGTACCTGTCGGTAGAGATGGCGTTCCAGTAAACGTAGGCGACGCAAGGTCGGCCTTGGTTGCCACCGCAATCGCAATGTTGGCGAACTCGGTGTTGATCTCCGTGCCCTTGACGATCTTGAGCGGATCGCCAGTTGGCAGCGCGTCTTTGGTGGCGAAATTAGTGCTCTGAACGTAGTTGCTCATGTCATCTTCCCATCTTTCGATTGGATTTCAATGCGCTGGATCGACAGCGCCGCGCCGTTGATGTTGGACTCATAGCCAGTCTGGACGATTTTACCGCTGCCGCTGGCCGAAACAGAAAGCGTTTGCAATGCAACGCCGTCAGAATATTCGGCAATGTTGTACTCAGCTATGCCATACTCATATACGCCCTGAGTAGGGATTAGCGCGTTGTCCGACTGATAGTTGGTACTGAAGTCAAATCCCCACTTCATCGTGACGTACTGGTTCGTGCCGCCGATGACGACCACCTTCAAGCGCTTGAGGATGGACGTGACGTTGGCGTTGCCCAAGTCGGCATGGTTCGTGTAGTACATGAACCGATACGCCGTCGTGTGGTCTTGATAGGTGCCGTACTTGCCAATATAGCCGTTCTTGCCAATGAGTACGTCGCCGTTACGCCGAGACAACAACGCTGTCGGTTCGATGGAGTCCCACTTGGTGACGCGAAACGCGCCGTCTTGCAACTGGCCGCGTGTGTCAAAACAGTAAACTTCTTTAGTGGTTGGAAGCGTCAGAAGGTAAAAGGCTTCTTTCTCAGAGTACACAGACTTAATATTGGCCAGCGTTTCGCTGCCCACGATGTCCATCAGATCGTTCCGCACGTTTTTAGATAAGTCACCAAGCGGGGCTGACTTTTCAACAATCGTCCGAGCAAACGACCTGACGCCAGAGTTCGACAGGAACAGCACATCCTTGCCCGTGGTCTGAATTGAATCACGCGCCAGACAGCCAATGCCCCCCACCGTGTCACTCAATTGCATTGTCGATGGCGTAGTGGCGTCCTGATAAACAAGAATCTGACGTTTGCCAAAGATGATCAAGAAACCATTGTGAGCGGCCAGTCCTTGGATTTCGTCTGGGCCGTTGGGCCAAACGCGGTCTACATTGAGCGACCCGGCAGTGCCGGTAGACCAGACATGACCGGCCAGTAGATCAGAGAAGTAAACTGTGTTCTTGACTGTTGAAGTGCTGGCCGTCCAGAGCCGTCCAAAGGCCGACAGCGCAATGTTGGCGCTCGGCACCGTGGCTACATAGCCGGTCTTCTCACTGACGCGTCGGTAAGTCGTGGTGCTGACAGCCGGGTCATAGATCAGCGGATCGTGCCCGGTTTGAAAAAAGTAGGTGATGCCGTTGAGCGAGGCGCACGACCAATTGTTGGCCGAGATCGTTGGGGCGCTACCCCCGCCCCCGTAGGTCAACTCCACTACGGCATTCGAGCCGTCCAGCTTGAACAGTTTGTTGTTGCCTGCGAACAGAATTGTCAGCGTGCCGTCAGACTGCACCAACTCATGGATGACGCCGACGTTGTTGGCCCCAAGATTGCCAGACGAAGCGTTGACCCGCGACCAGCCCTTGCGCGCCCCGATGCGGCCATATTGATCAATTACGCTGTTCGTCGCCACCAGAGCAAAGCCAGCCGCTAGATCAAGCGGCGAGTCTTGCGTATTCAGACCGAAGAAACCCGGCGCTGAAATGCTGGCAGTCTGAAGAACTTGGCTCATATCGCAACGAACTCCTGGTTCTCCGGATACCGAGTGCCTTCAAGCGCAATATAGTCGGACAGCATCGACCGATACAACTGATATGCCTCAGATGAGGCCAACCCGCCGTCCTCGCCGCGCTCAACCAGCGCCCGTGCATAGGCATTTTGCGCCACCAACACATCAGGCACAAGCACCGACGTGCTATCAGAAGTTAGCGTGGCTTGGGGCACGGTCAGAGAAAAAGCGAGCGAGTACACGTTATCGGGCCGTGCGTAGAGCACGACTTTGGTGTCGCCGTTGCCGTCCACACCATCAAAGCTGTAATACTCGGGGATGCCGCTAATGGCGGGTACAAAATTCTGGAAGCGGTTCATCTCCACAAAACTGATGTTCCGCAGACCGACATTAGAGGTGATGTTGATCGCGTCCATGACCTGGAACTTTTGTCCGGCGCCCGTCATAGAGTAGACGTAGGTGCCCGCCACCGTAGGGATTGTCACAGTCTGGCCCAGCACGTTCCAGCCATAGGCGTCCTCAACCTGCCGTTTGGCGTCGTTAACGAACTTGCCGATTAGCGTCGAGTAGGTTGTCTGGTTGCTGGTCGCTACGGTCGTCTCACGCAGTCGGATCAGCACGTCGTTGATGAGTTCTAAGTAGGTCATTGCCGTGTCAATCCTGTTTCTTCAAAGGTTGCAATGAACGTAAAAACGCTTCCTGATTCAGTCTCTATTTTGATCTGATCGCCTTCTTCAAGAACAATGTAAGCTCCTCCGTTGAATTGAAGGTACTCTTTGGCGTTCATCGTGTATTGATTTAGGATCTCATGGGTAGCAGAGGCGCTGCTGTCGATCCACTGAACCGTGATGTATTTCGAGCCACTACCAGCGTTGTGGATGTACATCAGGTTCATTTTGGCGTAGTACCCCGTAGGAACGGTATAGACTGTGGTCAGTACCGCTGCTGTGGGTTCAAAGCCAACTGAGACAGGCCTCACTTCTTGTTCCTCGCTGAGATAGCCTTAGCTTTCGCTCTTGCATCCGCTTTGGACGATGCGCCCCAGGCTCGGAGGGATAACAGAAGGCGAGTCGGTTCGCCATTCTTGTACTCAGGCCCTGGCATATTGCCCATACGCGCTAGGAAGGAGGCCCTTCTCGGGTTGTCGCCTGATTTAACGGGAGGTTTTAGGTTCCCGCCAGTTGACTCATTATAGGACTTTCGCCCCTTGGCGTTAAGGCCGCCAGCGGGATTTTTGCCTTCTTTGCGTGTCCAGGCGGGTGTTTTCATTTTTTGACTCTCTTGGGCGGCTTATGCGTAAGGGTGCGGCTCTGGGCCGTGTGCTTTGCGCCCGTCATCAAGACGCCGCCCTCCTTATGGACCGGGCCTTTGTAGACTTTGCCGTTAGGTAGGTAGTGCGTGGCTGTCTTGCTCATCACTTTGCCTTTTTCGCCGT